TGGTCAAAAGAAATAGCCGATAAATTTCACGCACAAGACCTTCAGGTATGGGGTAGTGGTGAGCCCCAAACATTTGAAGAAGTAATTGACGGCAAAGTGACTTGTTTCCGCAAATTTAGAATTCAGTCTCACGATGGAAAAACAAAAGGAGTTATGGGATATCAGATTGGTTGTTCCTCCGATATTCCTTGTAAGTAGAAAAATAAATAGACTCCCGTATAATTATATATGGGAGTTATCTTTAACAAAAGAATTATAGTAACTGGGGTGACGGGTCAAGACGGCTCGTATATGGTTGATTATTTATTAAAAAACACCAATCATAAAATATATGGAGCGGTGCGCCGCTTGAGCGTCAAAAATCACAAAAATATAGAACATATTGATAACGAACGGTTTGAATTGGTCGACATGGACGTTTCTGATCCCATCAGCATTTCTGGTGTTGTTGAGGATATTAGGCCCGACTACTTTATTAATTTTGCCGCCAATTCATTTGTCGGAACCAGTTGGAATATGCCAGTTAACCACTTCCAGACAAATACCATGGGAGTATTGTACCAATTAGAAGCCATCAGAAAGTATTGCCCGAAGTGTCACTACTATAACGCTGGCAGTTCCGAAGAGTTTGGTGATGTTCAATACCAACCGCAGGATGAGAAGCACCCTATCCGTCCGCGCAGTCCCTACGGGGCATCTAAAGCCTCTGCCCGCCACATTGTTAAGGTTTACCGCGAATCATATGATATGTATGCGGTACAGGGTTGGCTGTTTAATCACGAGTCGGAGCGTCGCGGCGAGGAATTTGTAACAAGAAAGATTACTCAAGCTGTGGCCCGAATAAAAAAAGATTTAGATGCTGGGAAGAAGCCCAAAATTCTCAGCCTAGGTAATCTAGATGCCATGAGAGACTGGAGTTATGCCAAGGATTTTATTCGTGGCGTTTGGATGATGTTAAATCAACCGCAGGGCTACGAAGATATTATTAAGCCCTCTGAGTATGTTCTTGCTTCAGGAGAAATGCATAGCGTTCGAGATTTTGTTAACGCGGCTCTTGAATGGGCGGATATTTGGGGAGATTGGTATGGAGAAGGACTGGATGAAAAGTTTGTTACCTCTAAAGGTAAAGTATTAGTAGAAGTTAATCCAGATTTTTACCGCCCAGCGGAAGTAAACTCACTATGGGGAGATGCCAGCCTCGCCAAAAAGGAATTAGGCTGGGAACCTCATGTTGCATTTCGTGATTTGGTGGAGATCATGGTGGACAATGATATGAATTTGCTTGACACCACCCCTTAGTGATCTATGGTTTCACCATAATGCCTAAAATCAATCAAAGGGATATTGTCGGCAACCTTGTGGAGATTCCCGATAAGAGTAGGCGGCCATTTTGGGCCAAGGAAATGACCCTGCTTAAAAAACTCCTCTCTAAATATCCCATAGAATTTTTAAGCGTTTTAAAGTTCTCTAATAAATTTGATTCTTTAGCTGTGTTATGCGCTGGGCCATTAGTTAAAGAGTTGGAGTCCAGATACTATCAGTGGCAATATATTAGCAAGCCTCCTGTCGAAAGCATCCCGAAAGATGCTGAAAAAATAGGAGAAGATTTTATTATACTTAGAAAACAAAAAACTATCAAAGACTTTTTAAATGAGCAATCCTAATGAATTATTAACCACGTTCCTGAAAAAAAATAAGGAAGATCACTATAATTTTGAAGACCCCATTGACTATAAGGTATCAAGCGGTTCTTTACTATTCGACATGGCAACTGGTGGCGGGTTTGGTCCAGGGCTTCACCGCTTTACTGGTGTCAATGAGGGGGGCAAAACCAGCGAGGCCCTAGAAGTCATGCGTAATTTCTGTATAATAGGTTCCAACACCCCCTCTCGTCGGGGCCTTTATATCAAGGCAGAAGGAAGACTGGGCCCAGAAATGGTGGAGAGATGTGGCGTTAATTTTGTATACGATGTAGATAAATGGGTTGATGGAACGTGTTTTGTTTTTGAGAGCAACATTTATGAAACTGTTGTTGATTTGATTCGTGAATTGGTTGCAGAAAAATCTGGTACACAGTATTGTTTTGTTCTCGACTCAGTAGATGGCCTAATAGCCAAAGGAGATTTGATTAAATCATTCGAAGATAGCGCGAAGGTCGCTGGCGGCGCGGTAATAGCGTCAGCACTAATGAAAAAAATCTCCATTGCTCTCGCTAAAAGAGGACACCTTGCTATCTTTACCTCTCAGGTTCGTGCAGATATTAAGCTAGACCCGTACTCCAAAGCTCCCATCCGACAAACGTCGGCCACTGGAGGCAACGCCCTCCTTCATTTTGCCAACTGGATCATAGAATTTGATGTGCGCTTTCATAAAGATATGATTTTGAAAGATTCGTCGGCTAAATTTGGACCTCATAATCCCCCTATCGGACACTGGGCGAAGGCTGTAGTCAAAAAATCCGTTAATGAGAAGACTAACACCGTCATTTCTTACCCTATTTTATATGGACAGAAGGGCGGCCGCTCTATTTGGAGAGTAAGAGAAGTGGTTGATATGCTTTTGGCATGGGAGTTAGTACAACAAAAAGCGTCTTGGTTTAATATCACCGACGACTTGGTAGAGTTATTAGGAAGCCCAGAGGGTATGCCCGTAAAGTTTCAGGGAGAACACAAGCTGTTTAAGTATTTTGAGGAGAACGATGCCTTTACTAATAAACTTTATTCTTATTTTGTGGACCTGTTGAAGCAATGATGAAGTTTCAAACCCTCCACGGAGGAATGAAGTCCGTCAAGTCACCGCGAAGGCTCCTTGTTAAATGGAATAAGGATAGTCGAAGCATATTTCAGACAGATGTAAAATTATTTCTCTGCCACTACTGGAAAATGGATGAGGTTTATGAGGAATTTCCCTTAGTTGGTACAAAATTATCCTACGATTTGTATAATGATACTCAGCGTATTGCAGTAGAGGTTCAGGGGAGACAGCATACAGAATTTGTAAAATTCTTCCACGGCAACCGCCTCAAGTTCCTTGAACAACTTAAACGAGATAAGATGAAAGAGGAATTTGCAGCGATTAATGATATAAAACTAGTTCAAATCTATCCTGATGATGAATTATGCCCTAAATTATTTGAGGAATTTGATGTGGCGCTCGTGTAAAATGGTGTGTGGAGAAGATTACTACTAAAAAATTCGAGCTTCCGCTAAAACTTAAGCATGATTTGTATGAGGCTTCTGGCGCTGCTAATAAATATAAAGGCTATATTTTGATTGTCAGTGATGAGCGCGGAGACACCTTTGTCCACGCCAACGCTGAGGCTGGGGTGGTTTATTCTGGTCTTATAAGGGATTTAGAGAAGTGGGTCGCGCTGCAAGCGCTAGAAGAATAGCCTTGACTCGCAGTTTATCTTCATCATTATACGCCCAATGATATTTTCTCTTGAAATTGAGCAGCAGTTCTTGGCCACGCTCCTTCAACACCCCGACAATTATGCTTCCATCGCTGATTTTATCAATCATAAGGACTTTTATAACGAAAAATCCAAGGTAAATCAGACCACATTTTCTATTATAAGTCAAATTTTAGAGAAAGGAGAGGAGCTAGACCCTTCTGTTGTCATTGATCGGATTAACAAACTGGGGGTATCCTTCGATGAAAACCTTTCGGTTTTTGACTATATTCATTCCCTAGGGATGAGGAAAACCTCCCACAAAGCTTTAATCTCTTTGTCCAAGGAGCTTAAAAAATATAGTATCCGTCGTGATATCTATGGTGCGGCACGCAATGTCGCACAATCCATGAAGGAGATCAACGCGGACGCTTCTTATTCTGAGATTGTTAACACTGCCGATGAAGTGTTTAATAAGAAGATCAACTTCTATGAATCGGGCGAGAACATTCCCGTCAATATCATGGCTGAGATGTCTGATATGGTTGAGGATCGCGGCAACAACCCTATAGAAGAATTTGGACTCAAGGGTCCATACCCTAAAACCCATGACATTTATGGTTCTTTGGTCAGACCAGGAAATATTATGGTTGTGGTAGCTCGTAGTGGGGTGGGGAAAACAACTCTATGCATGGATTTATCAACCAAGTTGGCCATGATGCACGGCGTTCCTATCCTCCACTTTGATAACGGAGAAATGAGTAAAGAGGAATTGATTATGCGTCAGTGTTCGGCGCTATCTGGAGTATCTATGCATTTATTAGAAACTGGCAAGTGGAGAAAAGACAGCCGAGAAACAATAGAGAAGGTCCGTGCCGTATGGGATATTGTTAAGGATTTAAAGTTTTACTATTATGGTGTCGGTGGCATGGATGTGGAAGAGATGATAACCGTCCTCAAGCGCTTCTATTATTCGACAGTGGGGCGCGGGAATCAAATGGTATTTAGTTTTGATTATATTAAACCGCATCGCGGCGGTAATCATATGATGGCGACACATGAGAAAATCGGATTTATGATGGACGCATTCAAGAATTGTATTAAGGAAGAAATTCTTCACGAGGGACAGCCCATCATACCAATGGTCACATCGGTACAGAGTAACCGTTATGGCATTACGCATAACCGTACGGCAGATAATATTGTAGACGATGAAAGTATTGTATCCCTTTCAGATCATATTACTCAGTATTGTTCTCATTTATTTATTCTTCGTAAGAAAATTATGGAAGAGTTGGCGGAAGAAGGAGAACTATTTGGCACGCATAAACTTATATGTATTAAGCCGCGACACCTAGGTCGAGATGTGGCTGGCCACCTTGAGCCAGTATTAGTTGGAGACAGACTCCGCAATAATTTTATTAACCTCGATATTAAAGGATTTAACGTTCAAGAGCGTGGGGACTTGCGAGATATTGTCACACATCAAGAGGCTCACGCAGAACCAGAACCTACAGTTACCGCCCTACCACCATCAGCCCCAAGACAAATCCAACAAACAATTCCTGACTTCGATGCTATCTAATATCAAAGAATCCCTAGAAAGTATGGGGTATCGTCTTGGCGATAATGGAGACTCTTGGCGAACCTCCGCCGCATATCGCGGTGGAAATAATCCGTCTTCGGTGTTAGTATATAAGAATAGTGGTGTTTGGTATGATTATGGTCAGGGTATTGGCCCCCTTCCGTATCGTAAGTTGGTATCTCTCACTCTAAAAAGTGACGACGAATCTATCATTGAAAAGTTTCTGATTGAAGCTCAGGAGTTTTTTATATCGCCCACAAATGAATATATTGAAATGAGC